GTGTGGATGACTTTTTTCGAAGAATAGATGATGTTCAAAGAAACAACAGTCAATCATATCCACCTTATAATATCACAAAAATTGATGACGAACACTTCGTTATCGAGATTGCGTGTGCTGGATTCGGTAAAGACAACATCGACATTACAGTTCAAGAAAATGAACTAAAAGTCGTTGGTGATAAAGAGAATCCAAATCCAGAAAGGATTGCAAATTCACATGCAGTTCACACTGGTATTGCAGCTAGGAAATGGTCAAGAAAATTTGTTCTTGCAGATGATGTAGAAGTTGGTTCTGCATCTATACAAGATGGTATTCTTGGAATTCCTATTACTAAAATCATTCCAGAAGAAAAGAAACCTAAAAAGATTTCTATTGGAACTAAAAAACTATCTAAAGAGTTCCTAACAGAACATGGATGGGGATTTAATAGTAAATAATTGCTTGACACATTCCAGTCTCGTGGTATACTAAATATAGTTATTAAAATATAACGAGGAAATTATATTATGTTAAATAAAGGAAATATGAATGACCTTTCAAATGTCGTGTTTCAAATGAGACAAGATGGAGACTGGAATGATGTTCATTTAGATAATTTAATGGAAGATAAAACCATTGTGGTGTTTGGTTTGCCTGGCGCATTCACACCAACATGTTCTACCTTCCAACTACCTACCTTTGAAGAAATGTATGACCAGTTCAAAGAAGCTGGTGTTGACGAAGTTTACTGTACATCGGTAAACGATACATTCGTTATGAATGCATGGTTTGAAAGTCTAGGTATTAAAAATGTGAAACCTTTACCAGATGGTAATGGTGACCTTGCAAGACAACTAGGTCTTCTTGTTAAAAAAGAGAATCTAGGATTTGGGTTAAGGTCTTGGAGATATGCAATGTTAGTGTCCGAAGGAAGTGTCGAACTACTGAATATTGAACCAAATTTACAGGATAACTGTAAAACTGACCCATATGAAAAAAGTAAACCAGAAGTGTTTTTAGAAGAAGTTAAAAGTCATTTTGGTTTAAATTTTGTAATTAACGAAGAAGAGTCAGTAGACTCTGATTCACAAACCGAGGAATAAAATATGGATACATTATCAATATTCGCAGTTATTCTTATCGCAGGTATCATTGGATTGGGAGTTTATTCATATAGACAAACAACTAATGTAACACCAGTGGTTAAAAAAACTGTTAAGAAGACTCCTTCTACACCTAAACTTTCAAAAGCAAGATTGACTGCACTTACTAAAGCACAGTTAGTTGAGAAAGGTAAAGAACTTGGTGTTAAAGTTAACACTAAAGAAGTTAAGTCTAAAATCGTAAACCAAGTCCACAAGGCACAGTAATGTCTACACCAAAATATAAAATCGTCATCAATGCAAATGATGGTGAAAATGGTGTAGAAATAACTGAGGGTAAATATGAAGGAGTCATATATACCTATGGTGAAGTTCAATTTCTACCAGTAGAGAATGAAGATGAACCACCAACTATAAATTTTACTAGAGCAGTTCGTAAATGTCCAGATTCTATGAAAGAAACAATATCAGAAGATGTTGAATTCAATCAAATTATGGGTGACATACTTATTGAAATGCTCGAACAACAAGGTGATAAAGCCGTGGAGTTACTTAAAGATGAACATAAAGAATCCAAGTAAATTAAAAGAAGAAATCATGAGAGACGAGGGTGTCGTTTATGAAATCTATAAAGACCATTTAGGTTACCCTACCTTTGGTATAGGACACCTAGTCAAAGAGACAGACCCAGAACATGGGATGTCTGTAGGAGCTCCTATCACAGAAGATAGAGTAAATGAAGTATGGACTCATGACTTTTTCGAACATGTTGAAGAATGTGGAAAGTTATATCCAGACTTAGAAAGTTATCCAGACGAAGTTCAAAGAGTTTTAGTTAATATGACTTTTAATATGGGTATGACAAGACTATCTAAATTCAAAAACTTTAAAGCTGCAATCGAATCTAACGATTGGAAAGAAGCTGCAAAAGAGGGAAGGGATTCAAGATGGTATAACCAAGTTACTAATCGTGCAGAACGATTAATGACAATGTTAGAGGAAGTATGAATATAAAATATTTGAAATTAGTTACAGGTGAAGAACTTGTAACAGACTACAAGGATGAAGGTGAATCAACAGTTACTTTGAAAAACCCTCTTGGTATCCTAATGAGTCAAACTGAAAAAGGATTTAACATTCAGTTAGTTCCTTATGGGTCAATGGCAAAAAACGAAACAATCGTTGTCAACCACAAGAATATAGTATTTACAGCAGAACCAGAAGACAAACTTCGTAATCAGTACGAATCAATCACTGGTCAAGTAATTACTCCACCACAACCATCAATAATTACATAATGAAAAAACAAATCGTAAATGCACTTGTTAAAAAGTACGAAGGTGAAATTGCAGAAGCAAAAGCAAATATTGAAATCTATATGAACAATCCAGTTGGTATAGGTGAACATCCAGATGTGTTAGATGCAATTAACTCTCAAGTTTTAAAAATTGCAACAGCAGAAGAGAATATTCAAGTCCTACAAAAACATTTTGTTGACCAAAAAGTAATCTAGTAGTATACTAGTTATATGCACTTTTATACAAATGTTTATCAACATAGAAACCTAATCCTTGTTCGTGAGTTCAAGGATGGTGAGTACATTCAAAAACAAGTACAATACAAACCTACTTTCTATGTTCCAACAAATAAAGACTCATCCTTTCGTTCTGTAAAAGGACAAAACCTAGAACCTAAAAAGTTCAATTCTATTGCACAAGCACGACAGTTTCGTGAGAAGTGGAAAGATGTAGAAGGTTTTGATGTACATGGGATTGAGAGACATCCTTACGCTTATATTGCAGAGTACTTTCCTCAAGACATCCAGTGGATGATGAGACATGTTCGTATCATGAATCTTGATATTGAGTGTGAGTGTGAAAATGGATTTCCAGAACCAACAGAAGCTGCAGAAGAAATCAATGCAATTAGTTTTAAGATGTTTGGTAAAGATACCAAGTATGTTTTCGGTACACAAGCATGGGAACACAATGACCCCACAATCAAATACTTTCATTGTCAAAATGAAAAACAACTACTAAAGACTTTCCTAGATGAATATAAAAAGATATATCCAGACATTATCACTGGATGGAATGTTGACCAGTTTGATATTACTTATCTTTATAATAGGATATCTAAACTGTTTAGTACGACTATAGCAGACCAACTCTCACCTTGGAACATAACAACTGTTCGTGAGTGGGAAAACTTCAATAAGAAACAACAAGCATATACACTAACTGGTGTTGAGGTTGTAGATTACTTGCAACTTTATCAGAAGTTTACATTCAAAAGAAGAGATAGTTACAAACTAGAAAACATATCACAGATTGAACTGGGTAAAGGTAAAATCAATTATGAAGAGTTTGGTGCAATGCATCTATTCTATAAGAAAGATTATCAAAAGTTCTTAGAGTATAATGTTCGTGATGTGACTTTGGTAGAAGAACTAGATGACAAACTAGGACTTATGGGTCTACTACTTGCAATGTCCTATTCTGCAAAGTGCAACTATCTAGATGCATTTAGACAAGTAAGATACTGGGATATCCTAATCTTCAATAGACTTAGACAACAAAACATTATTGTTCCACCATCTAGGTCATCGTCACCTAAGAAACAAAAATTCATGGGTGCATATGTTAAAGAACCACAGGTAGGGATGCACAATTGGGTTGTATCGTTTGACTTAAATAGTCTGTATCCTCATTTGATTATGCAATACAATATCAGTCCAGAGACCTACAATGGTATCACGATGGATACTGTAAATGTAGAAAAGATGTTAAACAAAGAAGTTCAAATAGAAGGTAACTTTGCAACTACACCAAATGGTGCAAGATTCAGTAAAAGAAAACAAGGTTTCCTTCCAGAGATTCTAGAAAACTTATATGATGAAAGAGTTTTGTGGAAGAAAAAAATGATTGAATTCCAGAAAGAATTTCAACAAACAGATGACCTTAAAAGAAAACAAGAACTTAATAGAGAGATTGCAATTGCATATAACAACCAAATGGTTCGTAAGATTTCTTTGAACTCAGCTTATGGTGCAATCGGTAATGAGTGGTTTAGATATTTTGAGTTAGGTCTTGCAGAGGCAGTTACAAGTAGTGGTCAACTTGCAATTAAATGGGTCGAAAATGCAGTTAACAAGTACTTAAATAACATCTTAGGTACAGATGCAGATTATGTAGTTGCAATTGATACTGATTCAATTTATGTAAGATTTGATGAACTTGTACAAAAAGTTAATCCACAAAACCCTATTGAATTCCTAGACCAAGTTGCAGATGGTAAAATGCAAGATGTAATCAATAATTGTTATTCAGAACTTGCAGATTATACTAATGCATATCAAAACAAAATGGTTATGGGTCGTGAGGTAATTGCAGATAAAGCAATCTGGACTGCAAAGAAAAGATATATCATGAATGTTCATGATAATGAAGGTGTTCGATTAAACGAACCTAAACTTAAAATGATGGGTATTGAAACTGCAAAGTCTTCAACACCAGCATGGGTTCGTAGTAAATTAGAAGATGCAATCAAAGTATTAATGAAGGGTGATGAAAAACTCGTACATGATTTTGTTGCAGATGCAAGAAAAGAGTTCAAAACATTAGAACTATCTGAGATTGCATTTCCTAGAAAAGTAAATGGTATTTACGAATATGAAAATGCAGTTACTATTTACAAGAAGTCAACACCAATGCATGTAAGAGCATCCTTAATGTTTAATCATTTACTGAAACAGAAAGGATTAGACATGCAATTTGAACCAATTCAGAGTGGTGAACATATTAAGTTTATATACCTAAAAATACCAAATCCTAGTAAAGAGAATGTTATTGGATTTATAAACAATTTACCTAGGGAGTTTGAACTCCACCCCTACATTGATTATGATTTACAATTTGATAAGTCATTCATTGAACCTCTTAAATTGATTCTTGAAAAAATAGGTTGGTCGACTGAACCTCAGTCGTCTCTAGAAGAATTTTTCAGTTGACAGAATAGAAAAGGGTAGTATAATAGTATAACAAGTTGAGGAATATATTATGGATTTATTGAAAGACCTTGCAAAAGCAAGTGGTAATGAGTTAGCAGGAGTCGTATCCGATGGAATCGTGGCAGGTGATGTCGATGGTTACATTGATACTGGTTCTTATATTTTAAATGCACTAGTGAGTGGTGATATCTATCGTGGTATCCCATCTAATAAGATAACTGCATTGGCAGGTGAAAGTGCAACAGGTAAAACATTTTTTGCATTAGGAATGGTGCAAAAGTTTTTAGATGACAACCCAGAGGGTAATGTTGTTTATTTTGAATCTGAATCTGCATTGACTCAAGAAATGTTAGAAGACAGAGGAATCGATACAAGTCGTATTCTTTTAGTCCCAGTAACTACTATTGAAGAGTTTAGAACACAAGCAGTTAATATCATAGATGGATTTGATAAACAAAAGAAAGGTGATGAAAAACTTTTCTTTGTTTTAGATTCACTAGGTATGTTATCTACAATCAAAGAAACAGAAGATATTGGGTCTGGTAAAAATGTCAGAGACATGACCAAAGCACAGGTTATCAAAGGTACATTTAGAGTGTTAACTTTGAAACTTGGTAAGGTAGGAATTCCGATGATAGTAACGAACCATACATATGATGTGATTGGTTCTATGTTCCCACAAAAAGAAATGGGTGGTGGAAGTGGTTTGAAATATGCAGCTTCTTCAATCATCTATCTTTCTAAGAAGAAAGAAAAAGATGGAACAGAAGTTATTGGAAACATTATTCATTGTAAGAATCAAAAATCAAGACTTACAGTAGAGAATAAAATGGTTGATGTTCGTCTAACCTATGATAAAGGATTAGATAAACATTATGGTTTGTTAGACCTTGCACTTAAGTATGGTATCTTTAAACAAACTTCAACAAGAATAGAACTTCCAAATGGAACTACTCAGTTCGGTAAAACTATTAACAACAATCCAGAGAAATACTTTACAGAAGATATCTTAGAACAACTCAATGAGTGTGCAAAGAAAGAATTCAAATATGGTAAAGAAGAGATTCAAGAAGTTGTTGATACAGAAACAGGTGAAGTAATTGCAGAATAGAATAGAAGAAATAATTCTAAAGAACCTATTCGTATCAGATACATTTACTAGAAAAGTAATCCCTTATCTTGAGGAAGAGTACTTTACAGATAGGTCTGAACGATTAGTTTATAAACAGATTGGTGAATACTTTATGAAGTATAATGAGTGTCCTACTCATGAAGCACTTAGTATTCAGTTAAATGATTTGTCTGGACATAATGATGAAGAGATAAAGAATGCATTAACTACAATCAATCACTGTAAACAAAACACAGAGGAAACACCTCATGAATTTCTTGTAGATGAAACTGAAAAATGGTGCAAGGATAGAGCAATCTATAATGCAGTTATGGAAAGTATTCAGATTATTGATAAATCATCATCTAGAGAAAAGGGTGAGATTCCAGAAATTCTAAAAGATGCATTGAGTGTATCTTTTGACCAACACATTGGTCACGATTTTATTGAAGATTCCGATGAAAGATTTATATCTTATAATACTGTAGAAGACAAACTACCATTTGACCTTGAAATGATGAACAAGATTACGA